ACGTTGTCGCGACGCGCGTAATACCTTGCGCCGTGTCCAACCGGTCCGTCTCCGTAAACCACCGGACGGCAATCGTTTCGGCATCATCGTACGTGTCGCCATTGTACGAGTCACTACTCAACAAGCGTTGCCATGTGGCTTCCTGCCGAAGGAAACGAGCTGCAATGGTCATAGCCTGAGAATCCTGTAGTCGTTAAGCATGCCTTTGACGGTACCAATCAACCCGTTTTGATCGGCGTCACGGTACGTGACGCTGGCATTGTCAATGGATTCACTCTTGACGCTGGGGTCGCGGCTGCTGAGGACGTGTGCTGCTTGGGTGACGACGGCAAGTCGAATGTCGGCTGGCACGTCCGTTGCAGCTGTGCCGTACCCGGCGACGAACCGTATGACGACACCAGCTTCGGGTAGCACTTCGGTGGGCCATTGTTCGAGTTGTTGTGGTACGACGGATCCTGGTTCGCTCCTAGTGTTGACGAAGTACACGCCACTGTCGATCGTCGATTCTTGGTTCGAGTAGTCGAAGACTTTGATGCTGGTGACACTCTGCAGTGGTGGTCGCGGAATTTCAATGGCATTCGCAAAACTGAAGATCGTGTCCAACCACCACGGTGCGTCCACCGGACGCTCCTTGGGAAATTGGTTGAGGATCAATTCAAGGGTTTGCGTAAGGAATGCGCGACCCGTGTACTTCTCGGCTTCGATCGTGACGGCATCAATGATGCGTTCCACCGTTGTATTGCCGACATCCGGATCAGCACCAATCTGATCCTTAACCTCTTGCGCCGTTGCCAACCGGTTTGCCGGTGGCGTGATGCGTTTGATTGTGTACGCCACAATGACCTACCTTCAAGGTTGGCGCGAAACCTCCGTGCAGGCCGGAGGTAATTGGTTGCGAGTAATGGTTGAGCGTGAGCCCCGTCGGTGTCGCCCAAAGAACCCACGCTCAAGCAATAGTTTATGCGAAGTCGAGACTCTTTGCAGCCTCTTTAATCATGGGTTTGCCGCCAACGCGTTTGCGTGCAATGTACCGGATTTGGCCGTTAGCTGCGAGGGTGTACGGGTCGCGTTGGATTTCAATGCCGACCCGGTCGACGATCGTGTATGCGCGACGAAGGTCACCGAAGATGATGGGTTGCGCTCCCGTGCCGTACGAAGCGGCAGTGGGTGCATCCATGTCGGTTGCTTCGACGTAGGCGTGGCCGAGGATGGTGGCTGGGTCGCCAGGTGCAATGCTGGGAGCCCAAATGTACCCACCGGCACTCGTTTCAAATGCGCGAATGAGTGGAAGGGTGGCTCGGTTCAGCATCCAAGCGCCGTTGCGTGCGTACTCGGCTTTCACGCCGTACGCGAGGTCGAACAGGTCTTCGACTTGCAGGACGCCGGTGGAATCCTCGTTGGCGTTGACACCGTCAATGCCACCACTGGAGTCGAGCAGGCCGGTGGGTTGGTTCGTGCCGTTGCCGGACACGAATGCCGTGCCTTCAGCGACACCGAATTGCTCACCAAATTCGAGCGCCATTTCGGCTTCAATATTGAATTCGGCGTCTTCGACGAGTTGACGGCTAATGTCGGCGCGTGCGTACAGTTCGTACGCTGGGATGTTGACGAGGGTGTAGTCGGGGTTGGTGGTTTCGGACCGGGTTGCGACTTCGCCGATGAAGCTGGCGGTGCTGTTCGTGCTGCGCAGCGGGATGTCAATGGCCGTCGTGCCAATGTTGAGGATGCGAGCGAATTGACGGACGGGCGAAAACTCGACGACGGCCTTTTGGATCTCTTGCAGGTACGCGTCGTTTTGGAGGACGCCGTGGTTGCCGGTGGTGTCGTCGAGGTTCATGAGCTTGACTTCGACGCTGCCGAGTTCAACACCGTTGATGGCGCCGGTGGTGATCCACTGCCGAAGTTCGCTGCGTTGCGGTGCAGCATTACCGGTTTCACGCACGTCGTTTTGACGGACTTCAATTTCGTCAAGTCGCGTGTTCATCCGGTCGAGTTGTTCGCGTACGAGTTCGCTTTCCTTGCCGTACTTTTCGCGTTCAGCCTTCGCAGTTTCGTTCACGGCTTTGAATTGTTCCCATGTTTCGTTGAGTGCCGTGTGCAGTTGCTTGACTTCTTCAGTCATTAGTTGCCCCTTTCGGGTTGTTGGAGGGTTTGGGAGTGGCGGCGAATGTCTGCGAGCAGCGTCGACAGTGTGTCGGATGCTGGTGCAATTGGTGCATCAACGCTAGGTGCGGTGGCGACGGAGGCTGCCCGCAACTCGCGTTTGATGTCGTAGAGGAGGTCCCGAATTTCAGTCAGTTCGGGTTGCGCTGCCTTAAGCCCGGTCAAGATGGCAGCTTCGTTAGCCGGGAAGGTTACGAAGGAGTACTCGAAGAGTTTGACTTCACGAATTTCGCGTGTGCCGTCATCCATTCGTGTCGCACCGTCACGCGGAATGCTAAAGCCAATGCTGAGTCCGCCGAGGACACCGGCTTTCGCAGCTTCGAATGCTTCGCGTGCGCGTTGGAGTCCCATGAGGAGTTGTCCTTCGACATGCAAGCCTCGTTCGTCTTCCGTGGCTCGCATCGTTGCGCCGATGGGTTCGTCGGCTTTGTGTTGCCAAAGGACGGGTATGGGTCGTTGCTTCGCCATCCAACTGTTCAACGTGCGCTTAAATGCGCCTGGCAGGATCTTGTCACCGACACTGTCGCGCGTGAAGGTCGACGCGTAGCCAGTGAAGTACCCTTCGTCGGTCAAGTCGTCCATCTTGAATGTGAAGTCTTTGGTTTCCATGGTGTTGCTCATTCGTTCCTCGCTTTCTAATATTCGTCGAGCCCAGCGTTCACCAGGGTCGCCACCCCATAGTGCCCATGCGATGCGACCGTTGCTTGGATACCCGTCTTCGCCAGGTTTGAATCCTTCGGCCTCACGATTTCCAGCGTGACGCGCGAAGAATGATGCCATGCGCCCAATCGTTTCGCGTGACAAGTCGCGTTCGTTGACAATGTCGCGTGCTCGAGCGATTCCTACTTCCGTTCCGCCACGCCCATACTCGCGTCGCCAGTCGAGTCCGCGTTGCGCTTCCTCAACCATGGCTTTCGTTGGTTTAGGCATCAGGCACCTCGAACCGGTGGGTGCACCGACAATTCACAACTTCTCCTGCTGGAGCTCCTGGAGCGTGAGGGTGCATCATCAGCGTGTCGCCAACCATGAATTCTTCGTCGCGAGCTACGCGCGTGCCGTTGAGTGCCCAGTGGCGTTCGCGTCGATCGCCACTGATGGTGGCAAGCCACACCTTGTTGAGCTTGAGTCCAGTGCCGCGTGCTGCTTGGTACGCACCACGGTTGGATGCGCCAACAATTTCGGTTCTGGCGATGGCTTGACTGCGATTCGGAATGATGTTTTCCAGCATGGCCGTGTCGATGATGTCGATGACGTCTTGGATGGCGAGTCCTTGTTCAATGGCTTTGGTGGTGGCGTCGTTGACGATGCCGCGTTGCGTGGCTGTGCTGTACGTGACGGCAGCACCGGCACGACGGATCGCTTCGGCGAGTGCTTCCTCGCTGAAGATGCCGAAGACGTCTTCGAGTTCTTTGAGTTCGCTTGGGCCGGTGTTTTTGAGTTGCCCGACGGTTTCGCGACCTTCTTCGATCATTGCTGCAAGGATTTCTTCTTCAACGGCGATTCTGAGTTCGCGGTTGTCGAGGGTTTGATTGACGATGTCTGGGATGGTGTTGAGTGTCGCATTGTCGAGTGCGTCGAGGAGTCGTGCGCGTTGGGCTCGTAAGGCTTCGCGAAATCGTTGTTCAGCGCGAGCTTCGCGTCGTCTCAGGTCACGGTCGAAACGTTTGTAATGCTCGGCGCGTTCCATGGCTTTGCGTTCGTCGGGTTCGGTGGAGAGTTGTATTTGGCTTGCGAATTGCGATGCGAACTCGTCACCACCATCTACATCCTCGTACCCAAGTGCAGCCCTAGCTTCGTTGCGAGTCAACACGCCTTCGCGGTACGCGTTGACGGTGCGTTCGTACAGACTGTCGCGATCTTCGCTGAGCGCTTCAATGTTGTCTCGGTCCACCTCGAGCATGAGGTTGTCACCGAAGTCGGGTCTGAGGAATGCTGTGAGGTCACTGAGGACGTGACGCATGACGGGTAGGACGGCACCCATGTACAATCCTCGCATTGCCATTTTTTGGTTTTCGAAGGTTCCTTCTTGCAAGCCGGTCAAGACTGGGTGCACACCGAATGCAGCGTGAATTTGCCTGGCTGCATTGTTAATGCCGTCAAGCCAATCCATTTCGTGTGGGTTGAGACTTAAGTCTTGCCAGCGCAGTCCACCTTCGAGGAGGAGTTGTTTGCCGGTGTTGTTGGGTCCCTCGTATTTGAGCATTTGTTCGCGCATGCGTTCAAATGCTCGTC